TGGGCGTATTATCTTTGTTGAGTTAAAAGCACCCAACAAAAAGCCCACACTCAAACAAGAATTAGACCATAGCCGTAGACGCGACCTTGGTTGTGACGTTCGCGTCATTGATTCACTGGAGGCGGTCGATGCTTTCCCGAACTGATTTACACGCCTATCAAGAAAACGCGGTGGGGTTTATTACAGAAAAGAAACGCTGCCAACTGTTTCTCGACATGGGTTTGGGCAAAACAATATCCACGCTAACTGCCATTGTTGATTTGATTGATGGGTTTGCTGTTAGCCGTGTGTTAATCATCGCCCCGTTGCGCGTTGCGAATAGCGTATGGGTTCAGGAGGCGGCGAACTGGCAGCACACAAAACACCTCACCACGTCATTATGCACTGGTAATGAGCGAGCCAGACGCGCCGCGTTACATAAACGCGCAGACATTCACGTTATCAACCGCGAGAACGTGAAGTGGTTGGTTGACCTGTACGGCGACAAGTGGCCATTCGACTATGTTGTTATTGATGAATCCTCAAGTTTTAAAAGCGCAAAGAGTCAGCGTTTTAAAGCGCTTAAAAAAGTGCTACACCACACCCAATACATAACCTTGTTAACAGGTACACCAGCGCCGAATGGTTTGATGGATTTGTGGGCGCAGTGCTATTTAGTCGATTATGGGCAGGCGCTAGGGCGCACTGTGACGGGTTTTAAAAGCCGTTTCTTTGAGCAAAGCGGTTACGGCGGTTATACGTTCTCGCCCCGTGACGGGTCAGACGCGAAGATACACGGCCTAATTAAACCTTACACCCTGTCTATGACCGCTGAGGATTATTTAGAATTGCCTGAGCGTATTGACTTGGTTGAGCAATGCGAGTTGCCCGTATCCGTTTTGAAACAATACCAGTCGTTCGAGAAGGAATTGCTCGTTGAGATGGGCGACGAATTAATTGAGGCTACAAGCGCCGCTGTGCTGGCTAACAAGCTGCTGCAATGGTGTAACGGTGCAATCTATACGGATGAATACAAGAACTGGGTCGAGTTGCACAATGTCAAACTAGACGCACTAGCAGACATTGTAGACGACAACGCGGGCGAATCTATACTTGTAGCCTACAATTACAAAACAGACCTTGAACGATTAACAAAGCGTTTCCCTAAAGCCGTTGTGCTAGACAAGAACCCCGACACGATCACGCGATGGAACAACGGCGAAATAGGTATGTTGTTGGCCCACCCTGCCAGTGCGGGCCACGGGCTGAACTTACAAAAGGGCGGTGCGTTGGCTGTGTGGTTTGGTCTCAACTGGTCACTTGAGCTTTACCAGCAATTCAACGCAAGGTTGCACCGCCAAGGGCAAGGCCGCCCCGTTCGCGTTATTCATATTGTCGCCAAGGGCTGTATGGATGAGCGCGTCATGTCTGTATTGGAAGGCAAAGACGCAACACAAAGCGCGTTAATATCAGCATTGAAAAATAAATAGAGTTAAGGGTTGCTTAATTAGTTAAGGTAAGCTAAACTAGCTTCAAGTTAATAAATAAACAAATAAAGGTGAATAACATGAATAGTAAAAAAATAGAAATGCAGATAGACGCTTTAAAAGCTAAAGCAAACCTAACTAAAGACGCGTCAACTCTTCAAGACATTTTTGATGAAATATATGATTTAAAAACTTTAAAGAAAGAAATTAACGATAATAACCTTTAACTAAACGGGGCTACGGCCCCACTGGAGAACACCATGACCGACTATAAAAACATGAAAGCAGTTAACAAGCAAATCCGCAATGACAAGATAGCCACGTTTGCATTTTCGACGCTAGGCGCTCTGATCGGCGCAGCCTGCATCATCTTTTCAATTGATACACTTTTGGGGTAACTTATGAATAATCCTTATGAAGATTACGACTACATCACGCCGTTAGACCGCTTTAAAGAGCTGCTAGCAGATGACGGCATGGTTCAAGATGGAAGTATTACCCACACCGTTGAAAGCGTAGCCACCGAGCTAACAGGGCCGATGTTTATTGATAGGTTTGCCAAGTTGGTTCGCAGCGTCTTAGATGATTACCCGATGAATGTAAGAAGCCCTGACCGTGTTGCTGAACAGTTTGTAACGCTGGTTAACGAAGCTGCTGACTTTTACCACAAGGAAGAGGTTCACTAATGAGCTACCAAGATAGCATCACCGTCAGCATAAACAATGCCCTGCGCACAAAGCTGTGCAGGGAGGCTAGAGGCGTATCTAAGGCCGAATCTAAGTTGCAACATAGCAATGCTGCCCACGTAAAGAAACGCCGTTACGCGGAAGATATGGCCCTAGCTAAGGAATTAGGCGTAACAATTGAGGAGTTAACAGAATGAGCGCAAAAGACCGACCAACCAGTAAGCCAATGAACCAGCAGTTTGCTGACAACTACGACAAGATTTTCGGCAAGAAGACGAAACTCAAAGACCGTGTGAAGCTGGGCGTATCGCCTAGCACCGATTGCGAGTTTGAGGATTGTAGGAAGGAGTTAGAGAAATGAGCTTAGCATTTAAACCAAAGATACCTGATTTCTTTAAGGCGTCAATGCGTAAAGAGAAGGTAGAGGAAGTTAAGCCGAAGCCCAAGCCTAAGCCCAAGCCTGCACCTACTCAAAAGCGTAGAGCAAAAAGAGCATGGACCTCAGAGGATTTGGCATTGCTAATAGAACTGCGCGCCCTAGCATTGCCGCATACGGTCTGTGGTGCGATTCTAAAGCGCAAAGCAGCGGATACGGCTGGCGCTGTACATAAGCACCAGTTACAAAAAGCCATTCAGGTTAGACGTAAAATATTGATAAGTGAAGCACTAAATGGAAGATAACATCAACCCCAACCATTACAAAAGCCATCCTAGTGGCGTTGAGTGTATCCAAATAACTGAGCACATGGGATTTTGCTTAGGTAATGCTGTGAAATATATCTGGCGTGCTGACCTAAAGCATGACGATGGCGGATTGGAAGATTTAAACAAGGCGCTCTGGTATATCGAGCGTGAAATTAACCGCCGCCAAGGTGTATAATACGCCACTTTTAAGGTGGCAGTAATGGACGAGCAATTCCCGATTGAGCAGATAGTCGGGATCACACTAATAGTTTTATGGGGTTTAATGGAATGGATTTAAAAGCGAAGTTAGCCAAGGCGCGTAAAGTCGAAGAGATACGTAAAGAGATAGCCATCTACGAGGACGCGGTGAACAACAAGCATAAGTTTGCTGACTTCTACCGAACCAAGATTGAGTCTTTAAAGACTAAATTGGAGTCTATTTAGACTTCTTTCTCATCACTGAATCAGCAAGGCCACCGCCGAAATAGAACATCACGATAGATAGCATAATCCAATCAATTTGGAACTCTGCTAAAACACCTTTAACGGCGGTTACATCCTTATCCATAAACACCATAGCCATCACAAGGCCATAGGTGACGATATACGTGCCGCCAAACATTAAGGCTAAGTAGCGTTGAGCTATTTTAAACGGCGCGTATGCGGCCATCAGGTCGGTCTTAGCCTTAGTCTTGGCTTCGATCATCTCAGTGTCGCTGGTGTGGAATGAGTCGATTAGATCCATGCCTTTGCCGATCACATCACCACTGCCGAAAATAGTGCTTAAAATACCCATAGATCACCCTGTAGTTATATTAAAATGCGGCATATCCCAGCCGTACTGCTTGCCAGATTTGGCCCATGTACCACCCCACTCACACTTATAGCCGAGCTTGTTTGCTGCCGTTAGAACGTAAATGGCAACCAAGGCCAAGTGTTCTGGTTCCCAGCTCGCTTTTCCGTCAACGTAAGCGTACACATCAGCGGAGTCCCCTGATTGATGATTGGATTTATTGACCCTGCCATCGCACTTCGACTTGCCTGCTGTGAACAATGCGGCTTGATCTTCAACGGTACGCAGGCCACCGTACTGAGGAATACCAAAATCAATGCTGGATAACGCAATAGCCAACTCCATAGTCTCTTTAACGTGCGCGTTAGTGCCAGATAAACGACCTAGAGAAGTTTCGCTGAATCTGAACATGAAGCCCCCTTTAACTGGTTAATGCCGACTTTGTGCCGCTGAATCTCGCCGTGTTTACCATCGAACACAATGCAAGTCATTGAGCGCTTGGCCCCGTAGCCTGAATCTGAATGCCAGCCATCAGGGGCACTTAGTGAATTAAAGCTCTCGAAAATCATCCCGCCAATCTCTTTAGCTGTTTCGTGATGAATGTGGCCCATCAAGCAATAGCGGTGATCAGTGTCACCCCACGCTTTCGGCATGGTGCGAGTGAAATATTCATAGGCTTTTTGGGGCTTCATTCTGTCGCCGTGATGGGAGGTGATCAACACTTTGTCGAATTGGTGCGACATAAACTTATTGGCGTTATCCAAGACGGTGACGCGAGGCTCATCTTCATAAAACACTTTAAGCATTTCATTGATCACGATAGCAACATCACCATTATGGTTGCCCCTAGTCATCATTAAAATCACTTCGTTATGAGCGTCCAGCATTAGGTTGATAGCATGGCGATAAACCCGCACTGCGGCTGCTACCGCTTCGCCAAAATGCCCATCAGTCTCAACAGGCGTACCGCCTACCGTAGTGCCTGCCGCGTTATTGGCGTGCATGAAATCACCCACATCAACAAGCATTCCTGTATGGCTAAAGCCGCCTGCGTTAATGAGCTTTTCAATAGCTTCTAGGGTCACGCGCTCCGCGATCTCAAGGTTCCAATCGCCTGCGGCTCGATTGCGGGAGCTATTCACCCACATTCCGATATGAGCATCACCGATGGCATACGCTGTAAGCTGATTATGGACGCTGTGAGCTATCGTTTGAGGTGTGCGAACGTACTTGGGTAGCTCTTGAATCAAGCCTTCTGCAAACGCTTTTAGGGCCGCTGCTTGATCTTCTTTTTTAAGATCAGTCTTTACCCACTGGCGAATAGGATTGCCGTTTTCGTCGTAGAATGTAGATACGCCTTTGACTAAATGGGTGTCAGGCGCAATATGAATCATATCATGGTCTGGCGACCAGCCCTGTCGTGATGCGCTTTGCTTAACTCGTTTCAGCATTCGCTCTAGGCTGCGAGAATTTATACCTAACGCTTTAGCTGCCTTGGCTTGAGAGCCATGTTTAATGATGGCGTCAATGATTTCGCATTGTCTTGTTGTAGCAAACTGTTTTAATTCGTGCAAATCCATGTTGCGCTTCCTTTAATATGTCCCTTGCCACACTCTCAACTTGTCAAACTCGCCCGACAGCATCTTGCGCTTAATCACATCACCTCGCGCTGGATCATCCCAGCCAATGCCTGCTTCTTTAAGCCACTCACCAAGCAAAGCACTATCAACAACGCCGATTAGCTTAGACTCGCCAAATTCTTCATTACCCGTCTGGCGTAGCATCTCTGCTCGCTCTAACATCGGGTTCCAATCTTGGGTCTTGATCTGAACGATGCGATCACCGTCCTCGACCCACTTCTCTGCAATCTTAGCCATTTTTCTTAGCCGCCTTTTTCTTTGGTGTAACCTTGATTCGTGGTGAGCCGTAACCCGCATCAGACTCATTGACAATATCAACAATCTCTTTGCTTACTTCACCCTTCCAGCCTTTATAGCGCATCTCATCAAGCATGATGTTGCTGCATAAAACTTCTACCTTTGGCATTACTTTTCTCCAGATAACAAAAAGGAGGCCGAAGCCCCCTTTATTATAGCACGTTAGCTATTTGACTACGAAGTAGTACAGTCAACGATACTACCCAAGGCTTTCTCGTTACGCACTACTAGAGTACATTCAGAGACAACCTGACGCTTCTCGTTGTCGCCAGTTTTGGCAAGAGCTTCGTTCTTCATTGGGCGCAACTGAGCAAGTGCCAGCTTGTCTTTCTCAATGATGAACACATCACGGCTACGGTTTTCACGAGCTGGGATGAAGTCTACAGTACCCCAAGGAGTCTGATAAACGTTAAGCAAGTTATCAACAGTACCAACAGCACCAGTAGCACGCTGGTTGTTGTTACCAGTGAAGCCTAGAGCCTTGTCCATGTTGAAGCTCGACAGGATAACACAGTCAGGCTTACCGCCTTCCTTCCAGATATCCTGCATGGTTAGGTCGAAATCGGCCTGAGAGAACACAGTCTGTGTACCGTCAGTACGAGCGTCAGTACCGTCACCAGTAGGGTTAGCACCACCAGTACCAACGTTGTTCACGTTAGTAGTGATCCATGCGCCTAAGCCAGCCATTTTACGAGCAGTGGTAGAGTTACCAGCTACAGCAGCTTGGTTGCTCATCAACGCTTTTTCAGTGTCGAGCTTCTGCTCTTGGCCTACCAATACAACTTGGTAAGACATTTCTTTGCCACGGCCAGCTTTATCCAAGCCAGAATCAGTGCCAGCAGTAACAACGGCATTCTTCAAGATTTGAGTGTAGTTACCCAAACGAGTAGTTGCAACGCGAGCTTCTGCGGTAGTGTCATCGCCCTCAACGTGTGCGTTAACGGCACTTGAACGAAGGGTGTCAGTCTGCCACTCATGACGAGTGTTAGTTGCGCTTACCTTAGCAATAGAGCTAAGAAGTGGGGTTTCTTCTGGTGATACATTGTAGATCACATTAGAAAGGTCTTCGCGGATGCCATTAGCATCATACGAATCAAAAGTATTACTTGGTTGAGCCATGATGGTCTCTCCTAAAAATTAACTAAACAATAATGCAGCCGCATCTTTTGCGCTGCCTGACTTCTTCAATTTCGACAATTGCTTACGGTGTACCTTTTGCACTGAGTCAGGTTGCTTCTTAACACCAGCTTTGATAAGTGGTCTAGCTTTCTTGAGCTTGGCCTCTGCCGTACCCTTTCCCGCCATCAACTGATCGTACATCATGGCCTTGTGTAGAACTTTCATAGCTCGATGATCGGCAATACCGCCAATCTCTTCTGGTGTATACCCTTCGGTTACGCCCTGCTTTACTAATGCCTCTTTCAACTTACCCGACTTCTCAGGATTGCCGAAAGCTGGAATGGCGCTAGTTAGTTCTGCCATCTGCTCTTGCAAGTAAGCCTTTTGAGCTTGCCCTTGCGCTTGAGCAGTTGCCCGCTGCTGCTGTGCTATCTGCTGTCGCTGTGTCTGAAAACGTCCCATCTCTTCGCGGTAGTTTGCCTCTGCCTCGATATACCCTAATGGGTCATCGTTCAGTAGCTCTTTCGCGGGTGGAGTTGGTTGTGCCAATACACCTTGCGCCTGTACTTGTTGCATCAATTGGTCTAGCTGTGCTCGCTGCTGGTTAAGGCCATTAAATGCCTCTTCCGCTTGCTTGCGCTGCTCTGCCGCTTGCTTCATGCCCTTTTGAATATAAGCCTGTCCTGAATAGTCTCGCTTTAGATCATCTAGAGTTACTTCAACATCTGCCCCATCAACTTTGATAGAGAATGTCGTAGGCTCAACCCGATCGGCAATTTCTTCGTCCGATGCTTGATATTCTTCACCTTCGTCTTCGTCTTCTTCGTCTTCTTCCTCATCATCTGAGTCATCATTCGATTCTTCAACTTCAACTTCGGCTTCTTCAACCTCCGCTTCTTCGACCTCTGCCTCTTCGACTTCGGTAGTTTCTACTTCGGCTGTCTCTGACTCACTAGGAGCCATTAACGCTTCAACTGCGCTTTCAACGCTTTGGTTAGTCGTTTCCACGGTGCTATCCTTTATTTGCTGCGTTTGTCTTGCATTACCTCGTTAGTGATTGCTCGCTTCAAGATATGCTCGAACTCATTTAATGCCCGCGTCATTGCGTGGGCGTCTTCCCTAGCATCAATTTCACCTGTGCTAGAGTTTAGGAACTTTTTTACTTGTTCCTGTCGGATTATATCAAATACTGTGCAGAAAGTATCATCTTTGAGTAAATGCTCTGCTTGAGCTTTCTTTATCATTGGATGTTACCCATTGGATCGCGTGGTGCTGCTTGGATTGCTTGCACTCTAGCCACATCAACTGACGTGCCATACTGCCCTAGAATCTTAGCGGCCTCAACTAATAGGTCTTGTCCCATCTTGTCACGATCTAGGTCATTGCTTGCCTGTAGCTCACGGTACTTCAATTGCAGATTGGCTAGCTCCTGACCTTGCTTACCCTGCATCTCCGCTGCCTTAACTTGCATATCAGCCTGTAGCTTAATCTGATCGCCCTGCATCTTGCCTTGTAAGCGCATCTGGTCGCCCTGCATCTTAGCCTGTGCCTTGATCTGTTCTGCCTGAATAAGCGCATCTGCCATCGGGTCACTCTGTTGGCCTTGCTGCTCTGCCTGCTGGGCCTGAGCCTGCATTAACTGCTGCTCTGTCTGCTGGTTCATCGGCGAGTAGTAACGGTCTGCGTTACGAATACCACTAATGGCTAGCGTATCCGCTAAGGTGTTACGCATCTGAGTCATTGTCACTAGGCCGTTATTAGGACCATACGACTGCCAGATCATTTGCTGGGTTTGGAAGGTTTGCATCAATGCTGCTGCGCGAACGTCCTCCTTACCAGTGCCTAAACCTACGTTAACCTCCATATCCATATCAGCATTCCACACTCGCGGATCTACTGGTACAAATTGACCATTCAGGCGCATCATCTGCTCATCTGGTGAGTTTTTAATGGCTGTGTGTAGCATTAGCTTAAATAGACGCTTCATGCCCTCAGCAAGGTTTCTGGCCATCACTTCAATCTGACCTGCGCCTGCTTGGGCTGTTAGCGCTGCCGCTGTAGCTGTGGTGTTCTGCAACGCATCTGCGTCTAACCCCATAGAAGCCTTTGTAATACCCGTTTTTTCTTCAACCAGTATGTCAAGATACTGGAGTGCAGGTAGAGTGCTGCCTGCAACAAACGGTACTGTAAGCGGATTAACAGATCCAATCTGCTCTGATCGAATGATCGCGCCAATTTCGTTATTGAGTACATCGTCCATTTCCACCATATCCTCGTTGACTTCTAAGCGAGGATTGTTAGTTAGTGCTACGTTGTCGATAATGCCGCGCAAGACACCCGTTGTAGTGTCTTGGTCATTCATCACCAATTCAGCCAGTGAGCGACCATAGAATGCGTGTGGCTCTGGATCAACATGGAAGTCAGCAAACGGCACCTTATCCCAAGGCTCCATCTCTAAAACCTCATAGTTAGTGCCGCCGCATACAAACTTATGCAATGTCGGAATACCATCGCCCTCAGCGTCAATACGCATATAGGCTTCTGTCACGATAACTACACGCATGGATGGGTCGTTAGATAAGCCCTCATTGGTGTCAATAGACTCACCGAAACGCAATACCTTCTCTTCCTCACCGCTTAACGTGTCATCATCTAGACCACCTAAATTCTCAACAACATCGGCATCATAACCCATTGCAATAAGATCGCCTGCACGCTTTTCTGTGCGGTGACAAACGATATAGGCATCATCAATAGTCTTAGCTGCGCCATCAATAAAGAACTCTTCGGGTGGGATATTCTCCACCATCATCTCGCCCTCTTCTCGCTTATGCGAAAGAACGATACTATGGACGTTACGGGTCACTTCCATGCCCATCTCGTCCATCTCCATGACGACCTCTTGAGCGTGTTCAACCACCTCAACCTCGTCATCAGAGATAAGAACCTGCAACTCTTCATCGTTTAGGTTGTCGTAGCTGTACGACTCGGATATGGTTTTATCTTCCCACCAAACCTTAGCTAGGCCGACCTTCTTTACAAGTGCATCATGGATGGCGTTATTAAGAACGTTATAGCCGCCTACTTTATTAAATACCCAATGGGTGTAAGCTGTGGCTTGCTCGGCAGTGGCGACGTCTTCTGGCCCTTTAGGCGTAAACTCAACAAACTTGTCGTTAGTCAGAAATACACGCATCAGGCTTGGTTTAGCACCACGTACTACATCACGCACCTTGGTTGAAACAACCTTGCTACGGCCTTCCTCATGCTCCAAGTCTACTTGGCCATCGAAGTATCGCTGAGCGCGTTCACGCTGGCGGCTAATATCACTATCAACGTAATCAATTGCAGCCTGTATAGCTGCTTTGATTGCGCCTTGAATATCGTCTTCTGACATTTTATCTGACATTACTAAATCCTGTTATTGAGCTAAAAGACCTTTGGTAGCCTCTGCACCTTGTTGACCGCCATAATACGATGCCGCACCCTGAGCTGCTGCGCTTGCACCTTGCATAATCTGTGCTACACGCTGCTGTAGTGCCATCATCGCGCTTTCATCAGTTAGCGCCTTCTTAACTAGGTCTGGACTTTCTGATAAGAGAACTTCTACTATTCTACCACGTTGAGATTCAGTTAGTTGTGGTGTCATGCTTTGGACTAGCTTAAAACCAACAGATGCTATGTCTGTTAATTGCCCAGTTCCTGCACCAGCGATCTCACCTAATGAAATACCTTTGTTCTGCTGTTTAACTGCCTGCTGTGCTAACGCAGTTGTTGAGCCTTGAGTAACCTGCTCCATTGTCGCCTGCGTCTTGCCTGCAAGGTCTAGCTTATTTAAAACACTAGCCTGCTGGTCAGCAGGGAATATAGTAGCAAATAACTTGCCCTCAAGTGTATTAGGATCAGACATTTTACCCATCAACTGCTTACTGCCAGATCTCGACATCTTATTGTTAATCTGAGCCATAGCGCCTTCACGGAATGCTTGAATAATTGCACTATCACCTTTCTTAGTAAGCTCGTTAAAGATAATCTCCAGCTCTTCTGGTGGTTTATTAAACGCCTTACGACCATCTTCAAACGCTGTACGCGCATCCATCATGCGGCTATAGCCAGCACGAACACTTTTAAGATTTGGGGAAAAGTTATCTATTGAACTACGCAACCCTGACTCAACACTGTCTAGCGCCTCACCTAAGCCACCAGAGCCAGCTCGGTATGCCTTACCCTTAGCTTCTGCAATAGATCTACGAATGATTTCAGTGTCTTCTAGTGTTGGTACGCGAGCATACTGAATAGAGCCATCGTCTGCTTTCTTAAATAGTGGCACAAGGTTACGTGCCTGATAGATGCTGCTTACATCTTCCATAGCGTTAGGTAGCCGCTGAACTGCTGATAAAGCAGAGTCAGAAAGCTCCTGCGTAATTTCATCAGAGCCACTAAATACGGTTTTATAGCCGTCCCTTTCGTATGCTTTCCATTCCGCTTCATCCATGCGAGTTGCTCTAAGCACGTTATCATCAGTTGTCTTTGATAAGCCGCTTTTAACACCAGATAAAGCCTCTGCACGTTTGGCTGCTGCACGTTCAGGCAATGTCTGACGAATAACCTTCTCAGGCTTGCCACCTTGAGCCATCAACGCCCTAACAGACATATGGAGTGTTTTATTGTCAGACATAGTTTCGCCTGAAGCAATGCGAGCAATAATTTCATCCGTAGATAAGCCAGTAGAATCAGCTAGGCGTAGTAATTCATTTTCAACAACAGTTGCACCACGACCACCTGAGATACGCCGAGCAGTGTCAATAAGCTTATTGATCGCAACACCACCCGCCTTAACGCCTGCTGCACCTAACGGCCCCATTACAGCGCCACCAGCAAATCCTAGTGGTACGCTCTTTATCCGTTCTGACACATCACCCTCTGAAGTGCCTAATGCCGTAACAGCGCCTTCACCACCACCGATTAAGGCTAGGCGACCACCAGTACGAAGTAGGCCCGCGCCTGCTGCTGGAGCTGCTAAACCACCCGTTAATGCAGTAGCGGCTAATGCTGGTATCATAGCACCACCAACCTCGTATGCAGTAGACTCAATAGGGAAGGCTTCTTTATAGTCTTTTAGCTTACCTCTAACCTTTCCAATAGCCTCATCATAAGTCTCTGAAAACATTGACCTAGCACCTGCCTCAATCTCATCAGCAAAGCCAAATGTCAATCCCTGCATAACTGACCTGAACTGGGCCTTATCAACGTCACCTGACGCTAATGTTTTAAGCAAGTCATCAACTTGTGCATCCGTTAACTGTGTAGCCATGTTAAATCCTTACTGCGTAAATAAACCAGATATTGAGTCTTTTTGTGCCTGAGTTAAACTATCCCACTTCTTCTTAGATATGCCTGCTGGTATGCCACCAGCCTGAATAGATGAAGCAGCATTTGCGCTAATCCTACCGCGCAGACCGTCTGGTAATATAGAGACTTGATCTAGCTTATTTAGCTCTTCTCGACCTTGATCTGCGGTAAGCGTTCTACTCTGCACTTTACGTACGATACTCTGGCGCTGTATATCTAGGTTAAGTTTAGCTTTGAATGCCTGATGAATTAGTGCGTTAGCACCTGACTGATTTATTAATGAGCCTAATGAATCCATCATCATTTTAACTTCAATATCGGAAGTTGAGCCAGAGCCAGCCACACGCATACTTGGAGCTAATCGGTTAATGATTGCTTTAGCTGCATCAGCAGCATTATTAAAGCCACTGAAGGTTTGTGCTAGTCGTCCTTGTACGGGGCCACTAGGAGCCATTGCTAGCAACTCACCGAGCATTGTTATATCAGGTATAACAGATGCAGCTTTAGAGCCAGCTTTTAAAAAGTCTCCCCACTGCTCTGCTTCATTCTTAGCAAGCACTTTATACAGCTCATCTTGATCTGGTGCGGCTGCTTCATTAATGATAGTTGTGCCGCCTGCGCCTATGCCTGTAATCTTTCCTGTTGTACTGCTGACATTGTACGACCTAGATGGATCTAATCCCCTAGCGGTAGCTTCTGCACCTGTGATGGTAGTGAAATTCTCATTAGGTGAATTCTTACGCCGCATAACTTCCTGCATACCCTCTTTAGGTGTCATAAAACCACCCTGTATAGCCTGAGCTATATCTGGATACTGATCGCCAATCAACTTTAAGGCTTGCGCAGTTTGTGCCGCTAGAGCATTACTGGAAGTAACTTCCTTACTCTTTAGTGCTGCCGCCTCACGTTGACGTGCAATGCCACGTTCCTGACCTTCATAGTATCCTTTACTATCTTCGGGGTTCATGGTAAAGCTATTAAAAAGCTGGCTCATTTGAAGCCACTTCTCGCGTTCTGCTAGAGGATCTGCTGCCTGACTTACAGGAGTCATTATCGAATCTAAAATGCCCATTACCTACCCCTTAAAATGCTTTAATACCAGCGGCTAACTTCAAGTAATCCATCAGTCCCATTTCCTTTGACTTGGTTACATCACCTACTGCTGGAGATGCGCCTAACGCAGCTAGTAGTGGCTGTAAGCTCTGTGTTGGTGAGCCTGTCCAGCCACCATACTGACCCTTAGCCGCATCAATGAGTGCTTGTTGTACCATCTGCTGCTGTTGGCCCTGTTGATCCATTCGGTTTTGTACAGTTTGACCCATACCAAAGCCTAGGTTAGAGATGTTACCTAATTGGCCCGCTGCGCCTAAACGCTGCTGCGATCCTGCTAAACCGGCTTGTTGATTAGCTAACTGAGCTTGCATAGATTGACCTGCGCCAAACTGTCGAGCTTGGTTTGTGGCTTGCTGATTCGCTAGGGATGCTTGATTCATTGCACCAGCACCGAACTGTCGTGCGGCCTGTAATTGTTGCGCGGTCTGGCTTGTCGCCTGATTAGCTGCGCTAGCGCCAAATTGACCAGCGCGATTAAGTGCGGCTTGATTGGCTAATGCGGCTTGATTGGCTGCACCTGCTCCAAACTGACTTGCTGCTTGCTGCTGTTGGGCTAGCTGACTTGCTGCTTGATTGGCCGCACTTGCACCGAACTGTCCTGCTTGGTTAAGTGCTGATTGATTCTGTAATGCGCGCTGTTGAGCTAGCTGGGCTGACGTTGTTCCGGCCTGTAGATTCGCACCTTGATTCGCTAAACCAGCTTGCATACGAGTGGCAATATCCTGTCCAGCCAATGCCGTAGCGCGATCATAACCAGCTTGGCGTAAGCCGCTTGCTGTTCGCGCTGCTTGCTCTGCAAAGGCTCGATTAGTCTCTGCTTCGGCAATGCCTTGGCGTGAGCCACCAAACGCATTAGCGGATGTAGCTTGAGCACCACCCACATTCTGAGCCATCTGGCGTGAGCGCTCTATATCAGCTAACGATTGATTAACAACCTGTGACTCATGCGGGTTTATATATGACTGCAAATTAGAGCCAGCAATTTGTCCAGCAGCAACTTGACCTGCTGATAGGGTTGGAGCTGCACCTGTTTGTGAGGCCGTATAGCCTTGAGAGCCAACATTTGCTGCTGTAAAGCCCTTGCCCTGCGCCTGCGCCGCGTCATAACCCTGAGAACCAACACCTGCCGATGTAAAGCCTGTAGGCGTAGCTTGTGCCGCGCTATAATCTGCTGGGGTAACGCTCAGAGGCCGATAGTCCATCTCAGATGACGCACCTAAACCCGCCTTTTGAATGCCTTGGGCTGCTGCCTGATTGACGTTAAAGCCGCCTTGTGGTGAACCTGCCATAATCCTATCCTCTATAAACCGAAGTTATAACCTGTACGCCCTGTATTTGTGTAAACAGGTGGGTTATTGATTAAATCTTGATATGCTTGAGCAGCCGCTAACTCGCTAGCAACTCTCGTATTTTTCTGACTCTGAGACTCCACAGGTGGTGCTGTATATACAGGCGAACCATCAGAAGTGGTTAGCACACCGCCATTACCCATTGACACCTGCGTACCCATAACAGGGTCTACGATAGGCTGATTTTGCGTTATTTGAGTCTGTGGTACTGAGCTAGGATTGTTAGCAATTTGATTCTGATTAAGCGCCGATATGTCTGATATATCAATTGTGCCGTCCCTATTCATATCATAAGCCATATCCATATCTGCTAGACCGACAATCATCTGGAGCATTAGGTCACGAGCCGCATCTGGGTTAGCAGTAATTCGCGGGTCTAGCAAGCCCCCAATCGCATCAGAATTATCTAGTTCTGTTACAGGTGGTAACGTATCGTCACCAAGTATAGTATCTAGCAAGCCTAATGTTGGGCTAACTGTAGTTGCTATATTTCCTAACGCCTCCCCGCTTGTCATTAGTGGGTCAACTACACCACTTGAGTCAACAGGTGGTTGAGTAGGGTCTGAGTAGTCTGTGCCGTAATCACCACCTAAATTAATAGGCGCATCAGCAGCAGGTAATCCGCCCTCTAGAGAGTAATCTTCTGGCTCCCAATCACCGTACTGTAAGTTATCAGGCAAAGCACCAGTGCCCACAGCACCCGCTAGACCAGCATCCACTTGACCAACACCGCCGCCGATTTCATACAATCCGCCATCATCACCTGTAAATACATCAACCTCAGTGACGCTACCCATATTATAAGGGGTCGTTACCGCCGCTTGACCATCAACTACTGCGTTAGCTAGACCAGCATCTACTTGACCTTCGCCACCGCCAACCGTGTAATATTCGCCGTCATCGCCAGTAAATGTCTCGCCGCCAGTTAAATCACCGTACTCTGCTTGATTGTAGATTGAGTCATAGGTAGCGCCACCCACGCCACCCACGCCACCTGCACCACCTGCACCACCCGTTGCATCACCGACCCAACCTGTAGTGTCTGTATCTATGTCAGCCCAGTTAGAGCCACCTGCACCACCTGCTGCTGTACCACCTGCACCACCAGTGCCTGTGCCGCCAGCTCCACCAGTACCAGAACCGCCTGTTGCTTGGTTATTGATATTAATTGAGTAGTCAGGCGCTACCGTAGGCGTTCGATCAATCATTTGATCTTTCTGCTCATCAGTAGCCGAGTAATCGCGCTGGGTTAGCTGGCCTGTAATTGGGTCAATAAACATACCCATGATTGCATTATACTGAGCAGGGCGCTTTTCTTTGAATGTTGCTAGCGACTCTTCGTAGAGTGGTGCGCTAGAGTAGCCTTGTACGCCGCCTGCAAATGTTTGAGCCTGTGGCATTCCCGCCATGGCATCAAAGCCTTGTGGGGCTAATCCAAAGGCGCTAGCTGCATTACCTGTAGATTGCATGGATTGAGTTTGCATCGGTGAGAAAGCTGCAACATCAGGGCCGTAGTAAGGAGTATACCCGATCTGGGATACGTCACGACCTTTATTTATATTCTCGATCGCAGCATTTTCCAACCACTCTGGAATCTCTGTTTTACTGGTCGTTGATCCACCCTTAGACATACCTAAAACCTCTTCTCTAATAACACGAGCTGTTCTTTCCAGCCGTCATTCTTTAATGCTTTTGTCCAGCCTCTGCGACCTGTCATAGTAAGACTCTCGCAGCCCTGATCCTTAGCCCATTGTACTACATCTGTGTGCATATCTAAAATTTGTCCTAGCTCACCGCCACCTAAGAATACATGAAGCACCTTCTTTCTAGGGTAAACGGTGATCTCTGTGACAATACACGCCTTCTCAGCAGGCCATAATTGCATCTTACCCTCAACTATAGACGTTACTATGTCTGAGTATATATGCGTCCCGCCGCCGTACTCTAGGGCCGCTTCAATCCACGGCCTACAACGCTCTAGCTCATTCATACTTGACGCACTCTTGCTACTGTCAATATTACGCTTGGGGCCGCTGGTGCAAACGCTGTAGCTGGAACCGCTTCTAGCTTCAGATTTAAGTTATCAGTTGCCCAGAAAATCTCTAGATAATCATTGGCGCTTACTCGGAATACTTGGGTTCGACTAACCACAGTAGTAGTGGCATTATCTTTAATTGACACTTTAACGGTCGAATTCTCAGAATCAGCTCCATTAATTCTAGGCCAAAACCATACAGTTTTTACAGCACCGCCTAGTGAAGTTAGCTGTACTGAAAACGCTAGAGTATATATACCAGCATCTTCAAACACGATTCTTGATGATGGAGTACCAAAGTCAATTCTGTCTGAGAATCCGTTAGAGTCTAGCGTAACAACTTCCGCTGTGTTGATAGCGGATGGGATTACGTCTGTAGTTCTAATAAACGCGCCATACCCACCTTCAATGACTAAGGGTACATACCTTCCATCAATAGATATAGCAGGCTCTGAATGCTCCCTATCCCATAGCAATACACCATCTTCTGCTGCTGATTCACCAGTAACCTTGTGACGTAAAGCACTACGGGTCTGTGCTAACCATGTAGATACACGCTGCGACCACTGCTGCCAATTAGCATTAATCAGCTTAGGTGGCTGATCGAGAATGCTCATCGTCTACCACCTGCCTTGACTTCCAATCTGTTAATGCCAACACGCCAATCATTAGCGTTAGACCCTTCAATGCGTAGTCTGACCTGTCGACCAGTGAAGCGGAGGCTAGTAGGGTTCGCCATATTAAACGGCCCATACGCCCTCTCTACATCATTAGGGTAGAATCGAGTCTTGAAGGTAGCGTCAACGTCACCTTGGGTCTTCTCATCGGGTATCATCTCAGTTACAGACATTACCCGCTCACCATCACCGATAGATATCGGCCCTGACTCTGCAAAAGGCTCTATGCCATCGTAATTGAATCCGATCTCATGCTCGTACAACTTCTTGTCTGTAGCAGAGGCAATTATGGGTTGGCGGTATACACCCGAATCAATGCCCGCAGTTCTTGCCATCGTGCCGATAGCCCACGTCTGGTCATTGTAGTTAAAGACAACATAGCGGTCATTCTCGTTAGCGCTAGATGATGGATAGAACCACCAAATCTCACCGTAGTTAGCATTAGGAACAGCGCAGACCTTACTGATCTGGCTTAGGTTAATGTCTGAGAAAACGTAGTCAGCAACATCACAATCAAGCTCAGTCACAGCACCACCAGAATAACCATAGAATGATCTACGACCCATCCATAAGGCACCAACATCAACCACGGCCTTTGCTTGAGCTGAGATGATACCGCATGACGTACCAACGCGCTCGATACCGTATACATAAGGCGGGCCGCTGTAGGTAGCAACATGAGCATCAGTATCAGTGAGAATAAGTGTTTGGTTTTGAACCTTAACGCCACATTGAATCCGTCCACTTGTTTGCAGCTCTAAATCACCTGCCTCGTTAGTTGCAGCAGGCGTCCATGTCGTATTATCTTCACGGTCTGACCATTGCACCTTACGTGGATTACCACCAGCACCAAGAGCAATTAGAAAGCGCTCCTCTGTAACTACGATAGAGCGACACCCTGTAGGCGCGTTAGTGATAACAGCAGCAGGCGTTCCAGTAGCCAATTGCCACTCGTAAATCTTACCGTCTGAGCTGGAGCAAGCAACCATGTACTCACCCCAAGAATCCAACGCCCATGTTGTCGCTGGCGTAGTGGTTGTTGCCTCTTGTCGAGCTATACCAAAGAACTCTTGACCATAGAATGAGTTGCCATAACCCACTGGATTTAAAGCATCTTCATTACCAGAGGTTAGGCCAGCAGGCGTGATATCGTACTGACTCCCAGAGGCGCTATAGATGTATAACTTATCAAAACTACCCGCGCTAATCCAACGATCTGAGCTATTATCAATCCAAGCATGAAGCCCACGCACCTTAGCCGAGCTTGCTGTGTCACTACGGGTACGCCAGCCACCAATAGGCCGTAACGTTTTGTCATGCCATCGAACTAGGTTAGAGTCATGCCAGCGACCCGCTGCTTGCAAGTCAGTGCCGTTTCTATATACACCTGCTGGTAAATCTAATGCTATTAGGGGCATTTTAACCTCTCAACATAAATGCCACACCAGTAACCAGTGCAGCAATTAATAATCTTACAAACCACTCATTAGCGCCGCTTGATTTGCTGACTGTGGCCAGCTTGACCGCGTGGTTATCAATGGCTTCCGAGTGTTTATTTAGACGATTATCTTGTGTGTTGTTATGGCTAATCAACCCGTCAATCTTGGTGTCTATAGCTACCAGTTGGACCATAGCATCTGCCATCTTATCCATCTTGGCTTCCATACGATTCTGCCATTGTTCATCCATTATATTCATCTCAAATAAATAGCCACGCCGAATAGCGTGGCAAGTATTACTGCTAGTATAGCAAAAACCTTGATGGCTATCGTTATGTTTTCTTCTATTGCCGCTGCACGTTGGTACTTCTTTCGAGCCTGAACTTTAGCTACCTCTTTCTGATCTCTGGCAAACTGAGCCTTGAACTGTAAGAAGTCGTGATAGCCCATCATGGATTGTTTGTTGAGCATTTGCTTTAGTTCTTCTTCTTGCCGCATTAACTGCTGTTGAGCTTGGTAAGCCTCTAGTGCGTTAGTCTTACCCTTTGACGCAACCTCCTTGTTAATGGCACTGGAAGCTCCAAAGTAGTCAGTAACTGCGGCTCCAGCATCAAGCAACTCTTTACCATTACAGAGAGTTTTCTTGATAATAGCAAAGGCCGCATTGGCTGCCGCTAGCTCGATTAGCATTTAGACTTCAGTTTCAGCAACAACCCAAGGCATACCGGCAACAACTTTAGGTTCTTTCAGTTCAGCAATCACCGCCTCCAATTGAGACTCCACAACGTCCTTTTCGACTTTAGTGAACACCCAGCTCAATACCGTTTCTTCGGTCAATGAATCAAAGTTTGTGCTTGCTGGCATAGTCTCAGGGTTGAATGAAACAGTGCCATAAGCGCCTTGGCTGTGTTCACCGTCTGTAGCGTCTACGCCATAGTGGACAGTAAGCACATAGTCATCGGCTGTAGAGCGTTCAAGGTTGTTGATTTTCCAGTTAAAGTCAGTCATTTTATTCTGCCTCCTGTGGAGCCATTTCAGCTTCTTGTTCTGCCTGCATTGCTGCATAAGCCGCCTTGACTTCGGGTGTGTGTACCGCAGCGCAGATAGCCGCTACCTTGGCATCTTCATCACAGCAATCATGGTCTGGCATACATACGTGTCTGTGGTATGAGCTGGATAGCACTACGCCATCTTCAAGCACACGGGTTGCTGTGCGTACTTGTACTGAGCCGTTCTCAAGCACTTCGATCTTGTCTACTACTACTTCTTTTGTAAGTGTTGTCATTTTTTAATACCTTTTGGTCTGTGCCTAGAATCCACTAGGCGTATTGGTTGTTATGCTGCTCTAGTTGTTAAATCACCGTAAATACGAACACTTCCCCCGTAAGAACCTCCTGTTGCTAAAGAACCTAGAGCCTCAATTGCAGTCGATAGGAATATTTTACTTTGCCCGCCACTAGAGTACCCAGCTACTATAGAGCCAATACCATTGGTATAATGTGGTATAAAGCCAGATTCACTTGATCCAGAGGGAGTGCTAAATGGTAGGAGAATATAAGGATTACCAGCAAAGTTACCCCCAGTAACTCCATTTGCATAGATTGCTATCTGTAAGTACACTGTATTGCCCACCCTTGTATACTTACCTTGCCCTGTACAGGATACGACTACCCCATTATCATCTCTAATGTGCGGATTCCAAGTCCCTTCCTCGTAATCGTCCAGCTTATTCGCACATTAGAGAT